ATCTGAAGAACTTGCAGAGCGTGAAACTTCACGCATATTCCAGGGAGACACCGCAATAGCTTTAGAGTCGCTAACAGTCAATGTATGCTTGGTTGAACCATCACCCTTGCCCTGTACGATCACCACGTTGGCTTCACTCATTCTATCGAGTGAATATTCTGCGCTTTGTACACTACCAAACACTGCTCCAAATACGACAGGCACATTACCATACTCATTCTTGCCTGAAGCCGTGACAGTCGAATATGTTCTATTAGAACCCATCTGTTCGAGATATGTAACAAACGCAAATTCGGCTGGCCCTGTACCTATCACTTCAAAGTCGATCCCCGATAGCGTGGCAATCTCTTTTAGAACGTCGAGCAGATTCTCAAAGGCTTTATCGCCTGCCCAGTTCTGAATAGGGACAAGAGACGTAGCAGTCTTATCGCCCTCTATGCTGAAGTTGGGGAAGTAGCCATCCGACAACCGCCCTACAACAGTCATCAAATCCTTCGTGCAGTTCTCGTCAACGTACTGCTTCATGGCTGTTTCGGCAGAGCAATTCTTGGCGGCGCGGATAGTGCCTGACTTGAATGCGATCACCCTTCTTGCCAGTAAATCATTATAGCCAACGCCCGAACTGGTAAATGTTATCTTACCGTCATCCCCCATAGCTTTTCCTTGTGTGATATGAAAGCCCTGAAACTCTTTATACCATTTTAGAACGCCAGGTATGCCGCGCCATACCTCTATCTGCCCATCGGGTTGAAACAAGTTTCTACGAGGGTCGTTTCCGTCTATTGAAAACGAATAAGAGCAAACATCGTTGACTGTTCTGGTCAGACTAAGACTAAAAAAGTCCTCAAAGACTGCCACTTTTTTGCCAGTCTGATCTCTTAGAAGGACATAAGCACGTGCGGCAATCGAGTCGGGGGGGCCAGCCGATGGACTGGCAGAAGGACTGATAGAGATAGAAGCTGATGGAGAACGACTGCGAGAAGGACTGATAGAGATAGAAGCTGATGGAGAGTAACTGCGAGAAGAACTAATAGAACGGGAAACTGACTGACTTACACTACGAGAAACAGATCGACTTAAGCTAGAAGAAGGACTTTTGCTAGATGATGGACTTATACTAAGAGAAGAAGAAGGACTAAGAGAGCGAGAAACCGATGAGCTTACGCTAGATGATAGACTAATAGAGGGAGAGACTGAATAACTAGAAGAGATAGAAGCTGATGGGCTAAAAGAACGAGAAACCGACCGGCTTACGCTAGAAGAAGGACTAATGGAGGGGGAGACTGAGGCAGGCATAGTTAAAACAGTACAGCATACTCGACCAGCCAACCCGATAGATAGATCGAATTATTGACGGTGTCAGCTGCTTCCGCCGCATTTCTAACAGTCGTCAGGCTCATAAAATCGCTGATCGTTCCTAACCCACTTTTTAGATCGTTAAGAGGCAGAGTTACGTGAAGAATATTCGCATAGTTAGCTATAACAGAGGTTGTGGTGAAACCAGTAGAGTTTACGCGGGTATTGTATGCTTCATTCACGTGAAACGATCCATACGAGATAGATGTCTTAGCATAGACATTCCCGCTAATGACTGGTATGACTATCGGTTTGACCGTGAGTAGTTTCCAGAAGTTATTGGGAACAATAAAATGACCATAACCATACACGTAATGAGCGTCAGGCATGACCATTCCGCGTTTGTCAGCCACAAACAAATCAGTTGGAACTGTAGTGTCATACCCACCTGTTACCGGCACAAACTCGGACGACACTTCAGGGCGTTGAACGAACAACCTTCTATCGTCAATCGATGCGATTACTCCGGTAGAATCGGTCAAGACTATTGCAAGAGGTATCTCCCAATAGTCAGTAAAATGAGCCAAAGAAGCTAAGGCAGTTGCCGAATCTGCGTATCCACCACGCGCAAATGCACGAACTGTGTGGACGTTTACGTCGGCTAACAGACCCACAATCCAATACATCACCGCTCCGCTGATGTTAAAGCTGACTTGCGAGTCGTTATGGTATAGTCTACCATTTACTATCGCTGCACCCGAATCAACAGTAATAACCGAAGCACTGCTAGCTGTGATGGCCAGACTGTCCAGAGTGCCACCAATTACTCCTTGATTGTTTGGGTCGGGGGTAAACAGCATCTTTTGGATCGTCGCCCACTGATCCATATCATAAGGGGTATTGGTTATCGAGTCGCCTGTAGCGTGACCGTCCCACCACCAAGAAGTCTCGGTCATAATATATTTTCCTTTTCCAAATCAATAAAGAGCACTGAAGTAGACTCTCCAACCACAAAGATAAATCGTATTGTTGACCGTATCTAATGCACTAATTGCATCACGCGTGGAAGTAATGCAACATAAATCTCCTCCCCCTTCCTTCACATCACTTAGCCAGGTACTACCAAAACCCGCTAAAGAAAGTTTGCTAATAGTGCTGTCCACTACTCCATCCGCAGCATAACCACGTGTTATGCTATGAGCATTGTAAACACCCTTACCAAGCTGCTCGAAGTCGACATACATTTCGGAATAAACATCACCGGTAGCGTTCGGTATGAGCAGCGGCTCAAACGAAATTGAGCCAAGAAAGTTGTGCGGAACATAAAAATGACCGAATGCACTACTGACTTTGCTGTTAGGCATAGCAACGCCGTACAACCCTCGATGAATATCAGTTGAATCAGTAACGTTTCTTCCCCCTTCTGATTGAACAAAAATCTGATTAGATGACCTAAAAGCGTATATACGACGGTCGTTGACAGTAGTCGTATCTACGAGTCCACCTGCTGTGGTTTGGAACGTGTAAGTGGCAATTTCCCAGTCTCCGCCAGGAGTTTGAACTATTGAAGCCATAGCAAGAGCTTCTGTATTATATGGCCCTCTACAAAAAGAGCGAATAGTATGAGCAGATTCGTCGGAAAATAACCCAACCAACCACCATTTAGAAACGCCGCTCACAGTAAAGTTAGCAGTATTGCCGTCATTGTAGTATAGTCTTCCGTTGACTAATGCCGCCCCTGACTGAACATATACATCTGTGAACGGGGCAGGAGTGGCAAGTGCAAGATAATTCCAACCAATACCGCTTATAATACCCTGATGGCCCTCGCCCTTTGTAAATTTCCATACTTCGGTCTCAGCCCAATTCAAGTCTGTATAGTTAGCCGCGTCGCCAATCGTTGTTCCGTCCCACCATCTGCTTATCTCGGCCATGATATCCTACTTTACCCTACTCAAGTATTCGACACGCCAGCCTGGAAAATAAACTGCGCCTGGGTAAGTGTCTAAGACATCTGTTCCGTCACGATAGAACAGACAAGTAATCAGCCCGTAGTCTGGGTCAGGGATAGGTGAAAAGGCATAACTAACCGGAAGATTAAGTGTTTGATCGACAATAGCATGAGCTGCGTATCCAGAATCGTAGCTGTTAACGTTATAAATCTCGGTATAGACACCCCAAAAATAAACTTGACGAATATATACATTCGCACCGGATATTGTTGCTCCCAACGGTATCAAGATTGGTTGTATGACGGGATATTCCCATAGATCATAACTGAATGTGAACTGACCTCCTAGATATACACTATCGCCGTCTGGAATTAGAAAGCCCATATCGCTTCTATAAGTAAGATCGATATTATGGGTCATGTTACGAGCAGTCACGGCAGGAATAAACGTATAGACGTAGTTTTGCCTGACTGATCTAATACGACGATCATAGCAAGTACAGTTAGTAGGAGTTATTGCCTGATATACAATAGCAGTCGTTACTTCCCATATATCGCTAGTTTGAGTAACTGCGTGTTCGGCGGTATATCGAGAGGCATATGGGCCTTTTATAGCCATTCGTATTGTCTGCAACGTGCTATCTGAGCGCAACACAACCGACCACCAGGAATAAGGGTGAAGCGTCATGGTCAGCGTCTTTGAGGCAGAGTTCTGATAGTATCTGCCGTTCACCATCGCCTCTCCCGCAGCAACGTCTACGGTTAAAACACCAGCAGAAGAAGCCATCAAGCCATCGCAAGCTAAACAGTTACTTCCCAATACAGATTGATTAGCCGGATCAGGTTGAAACCTTAGTCTGTCAATCAACGCCAGTGTTTCATCACCATAAGGTGACAGAACCGAATCTCCAACCGATAGTCCATTCCAAAAATACGAAGATTGTGTCATAGACCAATATACCTGTTATGATATTGAAAGCTAATTCTCGATGTTCCCAATAACCATGCACCCGCCGAAATAAGAATAGTGTTTGCCCCAAGTGCAACTTCAGGGTCGGGTGCAAGATGGAACGTAGCTAAATCACTAACGTCTTTTACTGCCCATAAGATGTCGCCTGCTATATTACTAATAGCAGACTTACTCCCATACCCAAGATTGAACGTGACCGTCTCTCCACTATTGATGTTATATAGCAGTGAGATAGTTTCTCCCGTACTATCATTTGTGATTGTAGGGCCATCCATAGGGCCGGTAATCACGATGCCAGGGTACTCAAGCCAAGTTCCCGTATAAGTGATTGTGGTTACGGGATCAGATAGAAAATTACGACCCATTGGTTTAGGGAGTATTAGTGGAAACTCCCAAAGATTGTTTATAGTGCTGCCGCTGATATTTACCGTAACAAGGTCTGGATCGTAGAAAATAGGATTATGGGCAATGAAGCGAATAGTCTCTTGAAAAGACCACTCATCCCACTTATCCCCACTCCTCGCCACGAACTCCGGCCCTTGCTCAAGGAACACCTTTAGATCATATCTGCTTCCGTCAGGCAATACTTTTCTTAGAATACCAGGAGTGAAGTAACCTGGTAGTTGTCTGTTAGGGCGAATGAAATTCAGTAGTGTACTACGGTCGTTGTAGTAGTCATCCCGACTGCAAGCATTAGAGCGATGAATGATCTGGATAACACGTGGTTTCAAGCGATAGTCAAGAGCAGTCTCACCGTGCTGAAATGGGCCACGTTGGGTCTGGTACTCGATAGCAGGCATTCCGAAGCCCGTCTCGCTGATAAGGAATTTATCCAGAGCATCGAAGTTGTAGGTGCGCCCGTCGGGTGTGATATATTGCGTGAACTCTCGCATGATTATCCTTTACCTACCCGCCGCAGCTAGAGCAGCCGCCACGTCATAATATACGCTGGCTGACGACTGGTAATTCTTGTAACTAGGATTGACTTCAATGTGAACGCTACGATCTATCCTAGAGTTATTCACGATAGAAGGAGAGGACACGGCAGGTGCGTTGATTAGGGTATTAGCAGATAGAACAGCCTGTACTTGCATACCATTAACAGCACTATTAATTGCATTGCCAATTGCTCCAGTAGACTGCATAATACCGATTGCCAGCCCAAGTCCAAGATTTTTACCCACCCCCATAGTTAGCTTAGACGGCGATTCTTCTTCCGAGGCACTCTTGAATGTGCTGAGTATCCATGCCTTAATAATGGCGATAAGATCACTGCTCTTGAACCAGGCTATAATACCTGCTTTGATGCCTTCCATGATATTAGAACCAATGAGCTTGATGGCCGTCCATGAGTTTGTTATAGCAGTAGCGAAGCCCTTGATGATTTCAAGAATCCAACCATTGATCTGACTGATGATACCCGTCGGCCCGAAGATGCCGTTCCATAACCCCAGGTAAAGCTGGTACATCATATCAGCGCCCTGCTTGAGCCATTGCGGTAAACTGTCGATGAACTTCTGAATCATATTCGTTATCCAAGTACCGATATTAGTTGCAATATCGCTCAATCTGGTATCGAATATCTTGTACATCTCGTCCATAAGTTCTGGAATAATCGAGTCACCAACTAGATCAATGTATAGGTTCTTGAATGGTGCGATCCAGGCTAACGGCCCAATAAATACGTAGTTGAGAATATCCTGAGCAATGCGTAGCATTCCTTCTGAAATCTTCGTGCTTGCCGTACTCCATAGTTCGTCTAACTTTTCGCCGACTACCTTTATACATGCGTCCATTATCGTAGTAACGAGAGTTTCTAGCCAAGACGGCCCACCACCACCAGCTTCAACTTCAGGGTCTTTTCCATTAATAAGCGTATCGCTTAATCCCCCAAACGCTTTTACCATAAGATCGATAGGTCCACCAGCCCCGATAAGATTGTTGATGTCGGTAGTAATGGTTGTAAATGTTTCACCAGCACTCTTTTTCATGTTGTCGAATGTTGTCTGAAATTCCTCCAGTAGACCACCTAATGTCTTGTTATCCTTCAAGTTATATTTAGACGGATCAAACGCTTCTTTTACTGCATCGCCCATCTGTCCGAGAGTATCCAAAGAATCCGCTAACGCACCAGCAGCACCCCCCGCTGATTTAGCCGCATCAGCTAACTTCTTGAGCAAGTCAATCTGTTCCTGAATTAGCTTATTGTCTTCGTTTTGAACGTCAATCAGAGACTTCTGAGCGTCCAAATAATCTTCTGCAACAGTCTTTAGTAATTCGGCAGCATCCAGTTGTTTTTGAACTAGCTCTAACGACGCTTCAGCCGCACTAACTTTTGCCTCACCCGCACTAACTTCCACATCGCGCTGATCTTCAACTGTTCTGATCTGCGCTTTGAGCATGATGTCCCGCTTCTCAACCTCTAGGCGGGCTTTCTCTTCGCTGGTGAGTAGTCCAGTATTGATAGCAGCATTGATCTCGGCTAGACGAGCATTGTCGTCGAACACTTCCTGATTACGACTAAGCTGTTTATTCAGTTCGTCCAGTATCTTGCTGTACTTGTCAGTCGTGACGTTGAGCGCATCCTGGGCAGTCTTGACGTTGACTTGAGCCTTATCGACTGATGCTTGAGCGTTCTTGACCGCGTAAGTGGCTTTCTCCACATCAATGAGGGCTTTGATATATGTGCGAAAGTTCGCTGGTAGATACTTACTGGCGCTCATAATCTTATTGATTGTGCCAGCAGAGGCGTCACCCATTCTGCGAATTTCTTCTACCGCCTGAGAGACTACCTTGCGCATATTCTGAATGAGCGGCACGAGTTTCGTTTCTGGAATAACGTTAGCGCCAAGACCACGCAGATAGCCTTCAATCGTGCCAGCAATATCCTTAAATAGCGAGAAGTCGATCTGCGTCCAACCCTCCATATAGGCCGCAATAGCAGCTTTACCCCACTTAGTAAGATTGGGTAATGCTTTTGGCGGACTATGTGCCGAGAGTTGACTTGTGATCCAGTTTACGATAGTAGTGATGGCGTTGATAACATATACTATACCGTCGTAAATACCCTTAGCCAGCATGGCAACGATATTGCTACCCCACGTATAAGCGGCGTTTGCTGCTCCACCGAATTGAGCACGCCAGTTGCCTATCAAGGTGGCTATCCAATCAGTCCACATGGATATAGTATTGATACCGCTGGCAAAACCGGCAGCAAGTCGAATTACAACGTCATATAAAGTCTTTACAGAAGGTGCGCCACCAGTTATCGCCGAGAATAAATGAGATAGAGCGGGTAGAAACTGGGTTTGAATTACATTAGCTGTCGTGTCGAAAGCAGTAGAAAGGACTTCACCTATGTTATGCGCAACCTGTCTGAACTGAGGAGATAGTAGCTTGGTCAGTGCGTTAGCTGCCATTGCAGTAAACTTATCGAAGGCTGGCCCGAATGCCTCAAAGCCTAGCACTACATTCAGAAAGTCTTTCAAGTTGTTGGTAACTCCCTGCCACGTCTTTGCCATCTTCTCCATAGCGCCAGGGAAGTTTGTTCCAGCAACTTCGATGAACATCTTGATAAAGTCGACTACAGGAATACCACCCGCCATAGCGAACTTTCTAAACTCTTCAGTGGACTTCTTTGCCCATTCTGGCATACTATCTTTTAGCTTATTGAGTATGTCAAAGACCGGCACAAAAGAGGTGGCTAAGTCACGAAACTCACGACCGGTCAGCTTACCCATCGCTACCATCTGGCCCATATTATAGATAATGCGATACATATGATCGCCAGTAAGACCCATACCAGCAGAGAAGTCACCTACTGCTACAGTCAATTGCTTTGCCATATCAATGTTCATGCCCATCGCGT